GGGTGGTTGGATTCTCGACATCGCGGACATCAGCGACGTGCCGATCGTCTGCGGCATCCCGCTCGTGACTGGAACTGATCTACTAGCGCAGTACGGGTATCTCGGATTCGGTGGTCAGCTCTTCGTGCAGAGCGACAGTGACCCGGACGCGACGCCGACGTTTCAGAATCTCGGCTCGACGTCGCACCTGTACTGGCTCCCCAACTCATGAGTCAGCAGGGACAGCTATTCGGTCGCAAGTGGGACGTCACCGTCGCCAACGCCGGACAGGCGCTGGACCTCTCACCGCTGCGGATATACTGTACGATCGAGCAGTCGGACGTCGAGACACCGAATCACGCGACGATTCGCATCTACAACCTGAGCGACGATACGTCTAGCAGACTTCTCGCACAGGAGTTCGATCGCGTCGTCGTGTCTGCGGGGTACGTGAACGGCCCGTACGGCGTGATCTTCGACGGAACGATCAAGCAGTCTCGGCGCGGTCGCATCGATCAGATCGACAAGTATCTCGACATCCTCGCAGCGGACGGCGACCTCGCGTACAACTACGGCGTCGTCAACACGACGCTGGCGGCTGGGTCCACGCTTCAGCAGCAGATCGATGCCATCGCGCAGGGCATGGGTGTCCAGACCGGGTATCTACCAGAGTTCCAGAATCTTGGAAACCCGAATCTGATCCGCGGAAAGGTGATGTACGGTCTCGGCAAGGACCTCATGCGCAACCTCGCCATCAGTCACAACTTCCGGTGGAGCATCCAGCAGGGTCGAATGGTGGTCATACCGAACGACAGCTACATCCCGGGCGAGGCGATCGTACTGTCGTCCAGCACCGGGATGCTGGGATTTCCTGAGCAGACTCAGTCAGGTATCAGCGTGCGCGCGCTGCTGAACCCCAAGCTCGTCATCGGACAGTCCGTGAAGATCGACAACGCCGACATTCAGAGCGCACAGTTCGACGTCGCGTACGCTGCGGTCAACAACTTCCCGAGCAAGGCAGCCGACGGTCTGTACCGTGTCGTGGTCTCCGAGTTCGAGATGGACACGCGCGACGAGCCGTGGTGGTCCAAGCTGACGTGCTTCGCGATCAATCCGACTTCTGATACGAACTCGACGCCCAGCAGCACCACGGGCGCACCCGTCAACCCGTGGCCGGGCAGCAGCAACTAGATGGACCCTCGCGAACAGATCAACGACCGCACCGAGTCTCTCGCAGCGATGCTGGACGGGCGCCAGAGCAAGATCTGGACTGTACTCCCCGGCATCGTGCAGTCGTTCAACGATGCGGAGATGACATGCACAGTCCAGATCGCGATCGGGTTCACACAGATCGACAGCGACGGCGCGCAGATACCGACGACGATCAAGGGTGGTCTCGTCGACTGCCCGGTGCAGTTCCCCAGCGGCGGGGACTTCACTCTCACGTTCTGGCCCGAGCAGGGCGACGAGTGCGAGGTTCGATTCTCCGCGCGATGCTTCGACGCGTGGTGGCAGTCCGGGGGTGTTCAGCCACAGCAAGAATTCCGGATGCACGATCTCTCGGACGGGTTCGTCACGGTCGGTGTCTGGAGCAAGCCGAACGTACTGACGAGTATCAAGCGTCACGCGACCCAGCTCCGCAACAAGGCGGGCGACGCCTACTACGAGCTGAACTCGGACAAGATCGCGAAGATCGTCGCGCCAGGGGGGATCAACCTGAACGGCGTCACGATCGACTCCAGCGGCAATCTCCACGCGCCGGGCGAGGTGGTGCGCGGCTTCGGTACAGGCGATCAGGTAACGCTCGGAGGTCACGAGCACCCGACCGCTGGCACGGGTGCGCCCAGCCCACCCACGCCTGGGACATAGTCGTGGGACGCGTGAGAGCTCTCAGCGCAACGGGTGACTACACCTTCGGACAGAGCGCGGCGAACTTCCTGGTCAACAGCGACGCTGAGATCGCGCAGAACATCTCCACGCGCCTGAAACTTCTGGAGGGCGAGTGGTTTCTAGACGTCACTTCCGGCACGCCGTACGCCACGGAGATTCTCGGCAAGGGGACGCGACCCTACTACGATCAGGCGATCAAGGCTCGCATTCTCGGAACTACCGGCGTCACAGAGATCACGTCGTACTCCAGTAGTCTCAAGAATCGCACGCTCACCGTGACGGCCACGGTCAGTACGATCTACGGCCCGGTCACAGTCGTGACTCCACTGTCCGTGACCCCGTGAAGGATCACTAGTGACTACGTTTCCCCTAGATAATCTTGGAGTCACGATCGACGCGACGGGTGCGTCGGCTCCGCCGTACTCGGACATCTTCACGTCTCTACAGGTCAGCTTCCGCAGCATCTACGGATCTGACGCTGATCTCGACGACAACACGCAGGACGGTCAGTGGATCGGCGTGATGGCTGCCGCTATCAACGACTCGAACAACTCCGCGATCGCGGCGTACAACGCGCGTACGCCCGCGACAGCGCAGGGCGTCGGGCTGTCGAGCGTCGTGAAGATCAACGGTCTCGAGCGTGAGTCTCAGAGCAACTCGACCGCCGTGGTCACGCTCACAGGTGTCACGGGGACCACGATCAACAACGGCATGGTCGGCGACAACGTCGGTCTCGGGACACAGTGGGCTCTCCCCCCGTTCACGCAGATCGGTGACGGTGGTACGGTCGACGTCACTGCGACGTGCACGACGCCGGGGGCGATCACGGCTGAGGCTGGAACGCTCACTAAGATTCTTACCCCGACGATCAACTGGCAGGCGGTGACCAACGCTGAGAGCGCGTTCCCCGGCAATCCGACGGAAGACGACGCGACGCTGCGACAGCGGCAGTCCACCAGTCAGAATCAGGCTGCGCAGAGTCCGGTCGACGCCTGCCTAGCCGCGATCGAGAATCTTGTCGGGGTGGTGCGCGCCACGTACGAGGAGAACACTGGCTCCGGCACAGACGCCAACGGGGTCCCGGGTAAGTCAGTCTCGTTCATCGTCGGAGGCGGCGACGTTCAGCAGATCGCGAACACGATCGCGCAGAAGAAGTCCATCGGTGCTGGAACGTACGGTACGACGACCGAGGTGGTCGTCGACCCCAAGGGTCGAAACGTCAACATCAGCTTCTTCGTTCTCGAGCTGACGACTGTCACGGTAGCAGTCACGGTGCAGGCGCTGTCCGGGTACTCGGACACGACGGCGGTCGCCATCAAGGCCGCGATCTCCGCGTATATCTCGTCGCTACCGATCGGAGCGATCGTACATCTCGGCAAGGTCAACGCTATCGCCGCGCTCATGACGTCTCCCGTCAATACGACATTCGACGTGGTAGACAGTTCGACTCTGCTGAACGGATTCAACGCCGACTTCGTCATCGACTTCAACAAGGCTGCCGTCACGCTGGTGACCGACGTCTCCGTGACGGTGGGGCCGTGAGCAACAGGTACACGGATCTACTGACGAGTCAGTACCAGTCGGACAGTAGTCCGAACTTCGTCGCGATGGTTCAGCTCGTCACGGATCCACTGATCAACAACCAGAACGTTCTGGCGACGCTCCCGTTGCTGTTCGATCTCGACGACGCGACTGGAGTACAGCTCGACATCCTCGGTCAGTGGATCGGTATGTCGCGAACAGTCCAGATCCCGATCGTGGGTCTATACTTCAGTCTCGACGTCGTCGGAGTCGGTCTCGATCAGGGTATCTGGTACCAGACGGGGAATCCTCTGTTCACCTCGCAGTTGCTCGGCGACGATCTGTATCGCAGGGCGCTCCAGGCCAAGGCGCTCGCCAATAGAATAGGTCGCTCGATCTACGACGTGTACTCTGTTCTGGACGTTCTCACGCGCGGCACGGCGCTGTCGTTCGTGATCCACGACTACGGCAACATGAGCATGGCGTACGAGTCTGTCGGTGCAGCGCCGGATGACCAGACGTTGGCGATCCTCAATCGCGACTACCTCAAGCTGCGACCGGAGACCGTGTCTCTTCTCCCAACGATTCTTCCGTGAGCTGATACATGCCCACAAACGACTTTCTCACATTCGCGACGGCCAGCGGAGCCAACGTCGAGACGCAGGCGGCCTACGCGGCGGATCCTCAGCGCACGGCCGGATTCCAGACCGGCGTCGCGCCGTCTGCGCCGTTCAACAAGGCGTGGCGACAGGCGTGCTTCATGGCCGCCGTCGTCGCGAACTACATCTTTACGACGCTCGGCGTCGACGTTCTCGACGACGGCAATCTCGCAGGGAAGACGACGCTTCTCACGAACGCTATTCTCGCGACCATCGCGGCCGTCGGATACGCGCCGCTGGCGTCGCCCACGTTCACGGGAACAGTGAATGTTCCGACAGTCGCGGGCTCGTCCGACAGCAGCACGAAGGCCTCGTCCACTGCCTTCGTTCAGGCGTGCATCACGGTCGTGAACACGACGCTGGCGCTGAAGGCTGCGCTGGCGTCACCAGCGTTCACGGGCGTCCCCACAGTACCGACCGCCGCCGCTGCCACGAACACGACGCAGGCTGCGTCCTGCGCGTTCGTCGAGGGTGAGCTGAACGGGCTCTACGGCGTAGGATACTTCCCGAAGTCGTGGGTAAAGTTCACGGTGTCCGGAACGACGCCCACCGTCGTGCAGCAGCACGGCGTCACCAGCGTCGTGCGCAACTCGACGGGCAACTACACCGTCACGACGAATCAGTCGCTGGTCGCGGGCGCGGTGCAGATCACCGCCTCGGACTCCGGGGGCGGTCCGAACTCGCAGGGTGCGGGACCCTCCGGCGGAGTAGTCAACGGTGCCAACGTTCTCAAGTTCACCACACTCGCCAACACGGCGGCAGATCCCGACACCGTGTTCGCGCAGTTCTACTAGTCACATCGGCCTCAGCAGGGGGTCGTCCATCGCTTCGACAAGCAGTCGCTCGCTTCCTCCCGGGTTGACTTCTGCGGGGCGAGCGGTGGACGATCGCCTCCTGACGCTTCCGTCAGGTCAACCCGGAGAATTACCATGACAGCAGCAACGACAGTTGTCGCCCCGTTGGCGAATCCCTTCGTCCAGCTTTGGGACGACATCCAGACAGAAGCAGGCAAGATCGAGACCGGCCTCGAAGCCCTCGCCGTCACCGTCGAGACCAACGCGGTCGCCGCTATCGAAGACGTCTTCAAGATCGGTGCACCCCTGGCCGTCGCGGCGATCATGCAGCAGGTGCCGCTCCTGATCAGCGGTACCGAGAAGTTCGGAAACGCGGTCACCAGCGTCGCGCAGGATCTTCAGTCCAAGCTCGGTCCAATCGCCATCGCGGACGTGCAGACCCTGGTCCAGACCACGTTCACCGGTCTGACCAAGATCGCCAGCGCCGCGTGACCCGCGTCGCGATCCTCGCGGTCGCGCTGCTCGCCGGATGCTCCAGCGTCGCCGACTATCGTCCCTACGTTCAGGACGTGGTCGACCCGGCGACGCTGGTCTCCGACGAGAGGGACTGCCTGAAGCACGCGCAGGACTACTCGACACCGCTAGATCTCCAGAGCATCGGGGCGGCGGGTCTCAAGGGCGTCGCCGGCAACGCGGCGGGCGGTGCGGTGAACCCCCTCGTCCCCGCACTCGGCGGCCTGGGTGGCGCCAGCGTCGCGCTTCTGGACAGTCTCGGCGTACTCAGCGACCAGCAGCGTCGAGTCTTTCTCATCTGTCTACACGATCGCGGCGAGCGCTCGCGCGCCTACGACGTGATGGACCCCAACCAGTAAGGAACCAGTCACATGAACTTCGATCTCTCCAACCCCACCACGCAGGCCATGATCGGTGGCTTCGTTCGCTCTGGCCTGATCTGGCTCGCCGGCATTCTCGGGGCCAGCGGCTACTTCACCAGCACCGACGCCGCGACTGCGGCGGGCATCATCGTCGGACTCGCTGGTCTTGTCGGGTCGATCATCCAGAAGCGCTCCTCGGCCAAGGCGGCGAACACACAGGTCGCCGTCGCGATTCAGGCCGTGCAGGCGCCCAACGCGGCGCCCGGCGCGGCGGCCGCCGTCGTCGCGGCGCACGCGGCCAATCCCGGGGACGTCTCGGCGATGCGCGCCGCCGCTCGCTCAGGATCGTTCTGATGCGTGTCGTCGCTCTCGCGACGGCGCTGTTGCTGGGGGGCTGCACGTTCAGTCTCCCAGTCAACTTGCCGGGGGTTCAGGCGTCGCAGAACGCAGACGTCAGCGTCCCGCTCTCGTTCGGCGGCGCACCTGCACCCACTCAGAAGGTCACACACTGCCCAGCGATGGTCGCGTATACCCCGGCACAGATCGCCGCTCTGAGTCGGTATCTCGATGATTCTGCGAGCGATCAGACTATTGTCGGGTTTCTCGCTGACTACCACGACATGCGCGTCGCAGACGATGTCTGCCTGCATCCGACGAAGTGAACCGCGTCCCCGCGAGGCCTCTTTATGGTGAAGAGATCAACATCAATGGCGTCTTCTGAAGTTCGTACGGCTGAGGCGCTCAGCCGGATTCAAGCAACGCTTGATGGATTCGTGACGCGCTTCGAGCGACACGAGGCATCAGACGTCGCCATCGCCAACAAGACGGACGCGAGATTCGACAAGATGGAGGCTCGTACGGAAGAGCGTGCTACTGAAGTTGCGAAGTTGGTCGAGCGTCGGGCTGACGCTCTAGACACGAAGGCGACCGAACAGTA